ATTGTAAAGATCAGCATAGCTAAGATCAGCATTGCAAAGATTAGCATTGCGAAGATCAGCATTGTAAAGATAAGCATAGCTAAGATCAGCATTGTAAAGATTAGCATAGCGAAGATCAGCCTTGTAAAGATTAGCCTTGTAAAGATTAGCATTGCTAAGATTAGCACTAACTAAACTATCGCTAGGATAATCTAATATTACTTTTGTTGAATCGAGTTTATTGTAAATTTTCATTTTTAATTTCCTCCGTTAATGTAAGACAAAACTCCCGACTTAATCAGATCACTAACTTCTGGGGGAGAAACAATAATCACTTCATCCATATTTCCAGGAATTTCCTTAATGAAAAGATCAATCTCGTTAAAATCAAATCCAGATTTAGTCGGATATTTATAGATAACAACTGCTTTAAGGGTACTAGAAGCTAAAGCATAAGCTTCATTCAAAATGTGAACGGGAACATCGTTTTTATTCATCAATCTTCCTCCCAAATAATCTCTAAATCTTGTAAAGGAAAAGCCCAACGGTTTGAAATTGGGGTAAGAATAATTTCCTCATAGTTAGAAATTGTTCCGATAGATTTTGCTACCATTTCAATTGTATAATCCATAACAAGATCACCTTCTAGTGTTACAAGTGTAATAGGAAGATTTTTATCCTCTACCTTGTTAAGAACTTCAATCAGTTTATTTACCGTCATTATTTTCCTCCACGCAAAGTAAACGAAATTGGTTTAATCGTTGATCGCTCGATTGCATCAGCGTTATCAAACTTTTTCATAAAAGCATGACACTTCTTAGAAAGTGGAAAGTTCTTTTTTAATTTAGTAACTAGAATTCCATTCACGTAAGAAGTAACCACGCCGTAATAATCATTTAAATATCTGTAATAATCATTTGAATATCTTTCGTGTGGTTGATCAGTGTAAGCAACACCCAAAGTACGGCGAATTGCACGACTAATCGGACAATTAACTCTAGTTACCGTTGCATTATCAATATCTTCTTGAATCATTTCAAATTTCATTTTAATTTTCCTCCTAAATCTCTATATCGAGATACTCGTCAATATTTAAACAACGAAAATTTGTTGCACCAACCTTCTTTTCCCATTTCTGGTGGTGGTGTCCAAAATACCATTGTTTAGGTGCATAGATTTTATAGGCTTCATAAAGAAAACTACTGGTCCATGATTTAAGCGTATTGCTATATCCGTACATAGCCGTCATAGCATTAATAGGTCCATCGTGTGAAATTACTATTTCAGGCTTTACAACCTCATACAATGATAAAAACTCTTCAGTTTCTTTATAGTTTAGTTCTTCTTCTTTCCACCAAGATAATCCTTCTGTACGATGTGCCTTATCTATTGAATAAGCACCACGAACAAACATTGTAGAAGAACTAAGCGTTCCAAAATCACCAAGAAAAAATTCTGAATATTTATTCTTTAACGTTAGAACATCATCATGGTTACCGGGAAGAATTTGCAGTTTATTTGAATCAAATTGGATTAAATTTAGATAAGTATCAGAAAATCCAAAATCGCCAATTTGAATAAGTTTTGAATCTTCGGGTAGGGATTTATATGCAGACTGTAAAGCATATAAATCTCCATGAATATCTCCGATGAGTCTAATTTTCAGTTTAACTTCCCCCTGTTTTAATCAAACTAATAAATAATTACTAATTCGATTATCGTTTCTAGCTTGCGCGAATAGCCTAGTCTACCCGCCAGGTTCCGATGGATGCCGAGATTAGACCTGGTAAATATACTAGTTCTACCCTAGTGCAAGTAGGTTGCGTTAAGCCTATCTAGATGGCCCTAATTATTGCTCGCGCGTTGCATATCTGTTACATGTAAGTCTACTGGTAAAACTACTAGGTTTACGGTCCTGGCATCGAACCACGTGAATAAGGTAAACTCGGCATATATCGAACCTGTATAAGATTTTAGATATAAACATTATTGGAGGAATTAATTGGATAATGAAAAACAAGACATAACAGAATTGGTAATATTAGGAGTTAGACTTTTACTATTACCATTCTATTTAGGTTTAATAGCATGTTTAATTTTATATTGTATTAAGTTTTTAACAAGTGTTTACACTTTACTTACTACATTTATGCAATTAAACAGTGAAAAGCTAATGATGGAAGTGTTAAGTTTACTTGATTCTACTATGGTAGCAATGCTATTAGTATTAGTAATAATCGGTTCCTATACTTCTTTTGTTTCGGAAAGAATAGTCAACAAACGTATACCTTCATGGCTTACAGAAATGAAATTTGGTGCATTAAAAATCAAATTCTCTGGAGTTATTGTTGGAGTAAGTGTATTAGGACTAGCAGGAAACTTTATGGATGCTGAAACATTACCGTGGAGTTTAATTGGAAAGAGAGTATTATTACATTTGGTATTCTTAGCATCAGCATTTGCATTAGCTAAGATAGAGAAAATTACACATTAGAAGGATATTAATGAAAAGTAAAAAATTGAAAGCAATGTTAGTGAATTATTCACAGCTTTTGCCCGGAGATACGATTATGGGATATTATGATGTTCCCGATCATGAATTTGAGGCACCATATTTAGGACATTTTACATGGGAGGATATTACACCATACATCTGTAAAGTATCAGAAAATGGATTTTTTATTACAGTAAATCCACCACAATGTAGTGTTCAAGAACCTAAATTTGTATCCTATACTATGGATAAAGGTTTTAAATATATTGTAGTAAGGCGGGTATGATTTGCCTTCATCACGTATAATTAAAACTGCTATAAAAACTGCACTAGATTCAAAACATGAATTTACTGTAGGCTGTGTGGTTTATTCTGGTTCTACAATTATTAAAACTGCTTGCAATACTTCACAATACTTAGGATATAGAAAGAATTTATTCTTATATATTCCTACTAGACATGCGGAGCTAAATGCAATTCATGGAGTAGAAAGAGAGGTATTAAAACAAGCAAGTGTATTAGTTGTACGTGTTGATCGAAAAGGAAAATTGGTAAGTGCCCAACCCTGTTCAGCATGTTTGAAAGGATTAATTAAAGCACAAATTCGTCGTGTATATTATTCTAATTATCAAGGTGAAATAGTACGTCTTGATTTAGATAATGTGGATTTAAAAACTTATGAAAAGGAAAGAAGGAGTTAAATTGAACCAAGAAGAGTTGAAACGAGAAGCTATATTTCTAGCATCTATTATAAATAGAGAACGAAATTCACAATTATCTAGAATTGGTAAAATTCCTGATGATAATTATTTCTGGCAAGCATCAGAAGAAAAGGAAAAGAAAGCTTATGATGAATTGCAAGAAATTTGTAAAAATATAGAATTTGATTATAAATATTTTGTTTGTTTTGAAGAAAATTCTTTTTATAAACGTGCTGGATATTTAGTAACGGCTGATACTTGTTCTGATGGAAGGTTTGCAGAACGTTGGGATGGTGTAAGATTAGATAAACGTGGAAATTTTGTTCAAGCAGGTTATCAATACTGTATCATAATGTCAAAAGCAAGATATATTGAATACTTATTTGCAAAACGAAAAGAATTATCGGATATTCGCAAGAAAAAGAAAGAAAAGAAAGAATTTGATTTACATTTTCAAAAAAATTGGCCTAAATACCTAGAGGATTTAAAGCAGCGAAGAACTTCTAAATTACCTTTTTCTAAATATAAAAAAGTGCTTAATCAATCTATTTTAGATGCTCTAGATAAAGGTGAAACTGAAGTATTTGTAGATGGTTCTTATGTAAGATTTAATCCTGATTATGTAAAATTAAAAGAAAAATTAATTTAACTTCATCCAGAGTCTAAGCTAATCACTTAGGCTCTTTTTTTGTGTCAAAATTTTCATTAAATTTATGCTATAATTGGTTTATGCCTTATACCGCATTTGACACAGCGGACGTATTAACCGATCATGTACACCAATTAGTAAATTATGGCATTACTACTGTAGGTCTGTATAGTCGCACCGATAGATCACCAGAAATTGAAATTGAAGGCATTAAATCAGTTGGTGTTCATATTTATGGAATTTATGAAAAAGGCAATGCAATTCAAGATTCATATTTTACTGTAGATCAAGCTGCTATAGACGCTGAAAGATTTATTCAGTATGCAGAATTAATTAAACAACCACAAGAAAGTATTGAACATTTTTGTGCAGATTATGATAGTGATTTAGACGCAGTATTACCTTATTTTATAAGAGTACATGATATTATTAAACCACATGGATTCTTAATGGGGAGTTATGGTAATGGATTACTAGGACTTTATCTAAAGAATAATGGATATAGTCATAGTTTATTCTTATCACAGAGCACAGGATTTCAAAAATATCATGAAGCATTACCTCATGCTGATATTATTCAAAAAGAATCAGGTTCATTTAATAGCTTTGATGTAGACTGGAATATTATAGTAAATCCAAAAATTTGTTGGGTATAATCAATAAATGATTATTACAGTTTCAAATACAGAACTAATTCCTGCACTAGATGCCATTGGAACTTTAACAGGTATCGATTTTAAGGGTCTACAAGCCGATTTAGAGGGCCTTACTATTATTGGCACATTAAATATCACTAAAGCCATGACAGCGCCTCTAGAAGCCGTTAAAATCCAAATAAACCTTACTGCCTAATGCAAGTCATATTGGAAGATAGCGAGCTAATATCTTTAGCTAGTAATTATGGTTTAAATTATTCTCCTACTAATACATATTTAGTACGAATCACAACTAAAGTTAAAGGTATTTCCGTACAAATAAACCTAGATATAAATAACTATATTCATATAGATCAGATTTATGTATTGAGATTACCTGTTAAATTTGCTTTCCTTTCCACTGCTATAAAACAAATTACAAGTAAATTAGATCAATATGGTATTTTGTACAGTGTAAGCGGAGATATTATTAACCTTATGTTAAAGCAGAAAACCTTCAACTTAATATCCTTTACGCACAGCACAGATAATCTAAACTTTATAATTTCTTTTTCATAATTTAAATCTTTATTTCATAATACTGAAATGAAGAAAATTCTATTACTACTCGTCATGTTTTCGGCGCTTTTTTGTAATGGAATTTGTGGTACTTTTACAAAAATCACTTCACACAAATATTTATATGCGGGCATAGTTGAACCACTAGATTTAAACTCACTTATAAAATTACATGAACTAAATAAGCGTAAACTGGAGATAACCATAACCTCTCCAGGGGGAGTCTACCAGACGGGACTAGATTTAGGGCTATATACCAAGGCTAACGGTATCAGGATCATCGTAGACAAGGCATTTAGTGCAGCAGGTCTATGGGCACTAGGGGATAGACACGTAAAGTTTTTATCTACAGATTCTATTATTTTACTTCACTTACCATATATTATGAGTGAAGACTATTCTACTAATCAACCCGAACTTTGGATGAATGAAGGATATGAATTAGGGCTTTATTTTACTGATATAGTAGGCTGGAATAAGAGCAAAACCAGAGCCGTTTTAACTAAACTAACTGAACTAAGGGAAGAATACGGAATTCATTCTGGAATAGCAATTAAAGGAAATAATAAAATGTATATTGTTACTCCTGTGCTAACTCCAGCAACTCCTGTAACCCCTCCTGTTTCGCAATCTTTCTTGCTTCTTTGGAATTGTATTTTAACAAATCGCTATGATAACGTCCAAAGGGGATCGGTTCGGGGGCAATTGGTTTAGCTTTTTGGGTTTTCTTTTTTCTTTTTGACATTGACCGCCCCCGATTTAGTTTTTTGGGTGTTTAGTTAATAGGAGTCCCTAACGACGCCCACCGCCCCAACCGCCAAATTGCCTATAGATGTTATTGGTGATGGTGCTATATTCTGGCCTATAGCTCCACTGAATACCTGCTAGTAGTCGAATAATTAGCTCAGGATCGGAGTGCAAAATATAAATTTTGGTAACAGATTTTTGATCTTCTTGAATATGATAATGTTGAGCGTTTGCTGTAAAAACAGTTAATAGGAATAAGAGCGTGATTAAGATTTTATTCATTGTGTAATTGTACCCTAAAATTTAACTTTAGGTATGATGTAAATTGTCATGTGTCTAAGTCCCCATCTACTAGCATCATGTCTAGAAGGTAAGCATACATCAATATGTTTACCCCGAATGGCACCCCCAACATCTGCCGCCCACCCATATCCATAGCCTTTAACGTAAATTTTACTGCCAAAAGGAATTACTTTAGGATCAACCGCGATTGTACCGTGATGTAATTTTCTACCAAAATAAGATTGAGATATTCCCCCATTATCGCGAGGATCAGGACTATATCCAGTTACAATAAATTTAGCCTTATATCCATGATGAATATGTTGTTTATGTAGAATTTGTGCTTGTAAAGCTAAGATGATTAGTATAATTTTTGCTATCATATTTCTATATACCAAGATTCTCTAATATTTTTAATTATTTTTAAAACATCCTCTACCACTACAGGATAAAGATAATTATTTTTAATTCGTATACAATTTCCTCCAGCAGCTACAAATTTATCACAATTATTATTACTATCATCAATTAAAATTGATCTATTTGACGCTAAAAGATGCTTTTCTTCTGTAATTACAATGGGAACTTTGGGCCATTCACGTTGTAAGTATTCCATTCTAGGTGAAGCCGCACTACACCAATACGAAGGACTTGTTACAAATGCTAATGTAAATTCATTAGTTAGTGCATAATCTTTTAGATTTTTAACTAAAGAGTCTGCCCAGGGTAATTTAGGTATGGTACTCCAAAATTCTACCCCCATATCTTCTATATGCTTATTTAGTGTGTTTCTATCTCCAAATAAAGCTACAGCATCAGGGCCTTTTCCACCACTATTATGTAATATTTTTAAATCTGTTTTAGTAACAAATTTTCCTTGTTTTGCTCTAAATGTAGATAAGGCGTGACCGCACCAATCGAGTAAGACATGATCTACATCAAGTAAAATCTTTTTAATAGTCATTTCTTCACCTTGTTTTTGCTCCCTGGCGGCCTTCCACACTTCCTCTTTTCTTGTGGAATATGTCTATTAAATTCCTCTTGCGTTTTAGCCACGACTTCACCATCATACTTAGTAACTAGCATCGAGTTACGAATACCGCCGTAAGTTGCTTGTGCTGATTTATAACCATCATCAAAAGCTTTATATTCAGGTGTATTTAACTCAAAAGGATTTTTGTTAGATTCCTTTTTTACAGTAAACGTATTCCATCCATCTGCACGGGCATTTTGCAATTTTCGTTTCTCCTGTTTAATAACATCTTCTTCCCTAGAAGGAAGAGGTTCTACTCTAGTTGATTTTCTTATTTTAGACATATAATAAGTCCTCTAAAGTATCTCCTACACCAAAATCTTTAATTATAGTTTCTAAATCTTTGATACATTCTTTTTCGGTATCAAAATCGCATGTATTAAAATGAGTAAAAATAGGTAAATTACCTTGATAAATTTCTATACGAAAATAAAAACCATCATTTTCCTTAATAGTTGGAAATGCCCCGAAACGAATATTTCCTACATACCATATAAATAATGCATCTTTGTCTAAACGTATCCTAAAAAGATCAACTATTTTTTGTTTCATACATAATCCTCTCTATCTTCTATGCTTGATTTTCCCGTTGTTATGCTCCAATCAATTTCTTCTGCAAGAAAGTTTGATTTTGCTGTTGTTATTGAAGCACCATATTTAGTAGGTCCACGATCAATCATCTTTCGCACTTCCCAACCCGATAGTTGATGCTGTTCTAAATCACGGATTCTATTACGTAAATTTACGAAAATATCACGAATAGTAGAAACTGGAATTGTACCACCACAATTATCCCAATCTTCTAAAATTTTATCTAATTGTTCATTTGTAATCATTCTGGATTTACCTCTATAATATATTTAATACTATATTCATCTATATAAATTCTATTAGCTTCTTTATCATTTGGCTGAAATAGTACAAACCTTCGGCCATGCCAATATGCACCACAAATTTTACCTACAACAGTTCCTTTATTCTGTACAGGAATTTTATATTCTTTATCTAGAGATAATCCTAATGAGGTTATCCACTTTACTTTAGACTCTTCTAAATAAAATCCCCTATTATCTGTTAGTATTTCAAGATCATCTACATCTTTATTTTCATCTGTAAGTAATTTATATACACTTGCATCAACTTTGATAAGTTTTTGATATTTATATTTATTCATAATTTTACGCCTCACAACTCACACAGTTTAAAATTGAGCGTGAAAGTTCCTGTGCTGGATTTGCTCCACGTTGATAATACAATGTTTTAATTCCTTGTTTCCATGCAAATAACATCAGTTCATTTACCTCTTTTGGTTTAGCATCTGCTCCTATCATTAAGTTAATACTTTGACTTTGATCTATATATCTTTGTCTTGCTGCTGCTTGAATAATTATTTCTTTTTGTGAAATTTCGCCGAATGTTTTAAATACTTGTTTTTCTAAATCAGAAAGAAACTCTAAATGTTGCACAGAACCGCCATGTCCGCTAATATCTTTCCAAGTTTCAGCATTATCTTTCTTATATGTTTTAAGAATTTCTTTCAAGTAAGGATTTTTATAAGTAAACCTACCTTTAGCTAATTCCTTAACAAAGTAATTTGAATTTAATGGCTCAATACTGGGGGAAACTTGTCCAAGAATAAAGGATGAAGAAGTAGTAGGTGCTATAGCTATACGAGTTACATTACGCTCTCCATAACCCTCTAATAGTGGTGGTTCCCCATATCGTACAGCCATTTCCTTTGATGCTTCTAGAGTTTTGTTATCAATTAATTTCCAAATTTGTGTATTTAAAAGTTTAGCTTCCATTGATTCAAATGGAATCATTTTTGATTGTAAATACGAATGCCATCCTAACCCACCAATACCTATAGCTCTTTGATTAATTGCAAATCGTCTAGCTTTTTCCATATAGGGAATAGATTCAGTTTTTTCAATATATTCCGTCATTACAGCATCTAGAAAATACGTTAAAATTTCAACTGCATTAGTATCTTTCCAATCATCGTAATGCAGTAGGTTCATAGAAGATAGATCACAAACAAATGATTCTTCTTTATCAGTAGATATGGCAACCTCAGCACATAAATTTGAACTATGAATCCTTAATCCTTTATCTTTATAAACTTGTGGAGCATTTTTATTTACGGTATCAGTCCAGAAAATATATGGATAACCTGATTCAAAACGCTTCTTTATAATTCGCATCCAAATTTTACGCTTTGCTTTATCTCCTGCCTCCATTTCTTCCATCCATTTATCAGTAATGGTTACTCCGATAGAGATGTTTTGGATTGCATTTCCTTCTTCTTTAATATCAAGAAATTCAAGAATATCTCCACCCTCTACAGGATAATATGCTGCAAAAGAACCACGTCTAATATTTGATTGGCTAATAGTTTCTATTACACTTTCAAACATCTGCATAAAGTGAACAGCACCATTAGTAGTTCCTCCTGCTGAAATTTCTGTACCTCTAGGTCTAATATCTCCAAAGTAAGCGGCTGTACCTGCTCCGCATTTTGTCATCATTGCAATCTCAGATAATGAAGATAAAATACCGGCAATGTTATCTTCAATATAACTACAATTACAAGAAATAGGTAATGCTCTTTCTTTCCCAAAATTAGACCAAATTGGGGATGCAAGAGAATACCACCCACGAGACATATAATCAATAAAGGTATCTGCAAATCCATCAATGTTTAGATATTTTTGTGCAGTATTAGCTATTTCTTCAATTCTTTCTTCAGCAGTAATGTTTGGATCAATGTATCCTCTTGAAAGAAAGGTTCTTGAATCATCATTCAGCCATTCATAAGCCATTAAAAAATCTCATCCTCATTAAATTCTAACCCCTTTGTATATCCTGTTGGTCTGGTGTAAAAGAAGTCTGTATTAATATTGCTTAATGTTTCATCATTAAACCATTCTGTATCTTGCATAATTTCTATATCTATCTCAAATTGTGGTTTAAACCCTATTTGTCTAAGAGAATCATTAAACCTATGTTTTAGAAATTCTTTTAGAGTAATATCATTTAATCCTTTAAATTCGTATTCTCCGATAATCCAATCAATAATTTTAGATTCACTTTTAAATGCTTCTCTAACTTCTTGATAAATTTTTTCTTCTAATTCTTCATCGAATAGTTCAGGATATTCAATACGTAAAGTATTTACTATTTTTGCTCCTGCTAAGAAATGCAAAAGTTCTTCACTAGCCGTATATCTAATTTGTTGTGCAGTATCTTTTAGTACATTTTTATATCTAGCAAACCAATTCACAATATAAAATTGTGAAAATAAAGAAATATTCTCTACAAAAACTGTAAATAAAATTAAAGCATATATATATTGTTTCTTTGAATCTTTGTAGTATTTGTGTGTATGTTTATGGAGATATTTAACACGATTCTGTAATACATCTATTTTAAGGTTTTCTTCAAAAATATCCTCCAATCCAAGCACATGTAATAGCTTTTCATATGCACAATTATGAATAACTTCTACATGTGCCATTACAAATCCTAGATCAGTAATACTTGGATGCGGCAGATTATCCCCTAATTGGCTCCAGAATCGCTTTACAGCCACTTCTACTTGTGATATGGTGGAAATAGTCTTTTTAATTATTTCCTGTTCTTGTGCGGTTAGATTTACTTTAAAATCGTGAATATCACTTACAAAGGAAAATTCATTAGGTGTCCAATGTCCTTTCCACATGGCATCAATAAAATCTCTAGTCCACGGATATTTGTCTGGTTTTCTTGCAATTTGTTCATCGAATAGTTTACTTAGTTGATTCATGTGTAAATAAAATTGAATATAAATCTGCCAAAGAATAAATTCCTACTTCGGAGTCACCGGCTGTGGCGAATCCTGCCTTGGCCTTCCCTGGTTTCTTCGGCAATACAGGCTCTAGTATACCCCGTTGTATAAGCCAATCTCTAGCTTGACTAGGAGAAAAGGGAGAAAAAGATAAAAATTCCAAACATCTTCCCTTTCTAAGAAAAGCTTCATGTATACATTCATCTTCTTCATTAGCGGTAAGAATAAAAATAGCGGGAAGATTATTACCTAAAATTCCATCTAATACATTAAGGAGTCTAGCAGTAGCATTTCCTCCGGTAAGTTTTGATTCTTTATCAATAAAAGAATCAACATCTTCTAGAATATAAACATTTACTTTACCAAAAGAAATATCTCTAGCTTCGGTAATAAACATCTGCATATATTCAGTATCACCTAGCAATGCATCAACATCAGAAACGTAGATCATATCGGCCCATTCTTTCCACTGTAAGCCGATTGATTTAACCATTGAGGTTTTACCTGTACCTGCGGGTCCATTAAAAATGATTAATCTGCCCTTTTGTTGAATAATCTTTCTTACATTTTCATCATTAAGACTAATAAGATGTTCTATACTAGATTGCATATTAGGATAATTAAGAGTAATATCATTTAATGTAGGACATTCTAATTGATCGTACACAGTCTTAATCATATTACCACATCTACTTTGAACAATGAGTCCTATAGTATTTTCTGGTAATTCATCCTCATATTCAACCATTTCATCTAATTGTTTATTTAAAGCAATAATAGATTCTCTAGTAGCCTCGTTATTATAGTAATATTCTAGGAAGATTCTAGCGGGTAGATTATCAAAGGCATAATCGCCGCCAATTAATCCATAACGAATTTCAATAAGAAGATTACGACAATTACTAAATAAAAGAATTTCTGTTTCAGCAGAAGTTATTTCTTTATACTTAGTAGTATCTGGCTTACCTGAAACATGTTGATAATCTTCTGAGTTACAAAGTTCTTGTAAAAGAGTGTAAAATTTATTAGACGGAATTCCATCAATAGAGTAGTTATTTTGAAAATTTAGATTATGTTCAAAGATTAAATGATTCTTTTGTTGTTCATGGTAAACAGGTAAAGAAGCATCTTTAGTAATATTAAAGTTAAGTTTTGGTATGATTGTATCTATTAGTTATTCTCCTTGAAATAGTGGGGCATACGACATAAAGACTACATCAGGCTCTCCATTATTATATTTAGTAAATGTCTCTTTATTCCAATCTTCGGGCGCATATTTATCATCCCATTTAAATCTAGAAACTTCTCTAAATCCAAATTTCTTATAAATCTCAGGTAATCCACAATCAAAGCAATCTAGGTGATTACCACCATTTTCAATAGCGTGGGGTAACACTAGATCAGATGCTTTTACTTTGGTAATTGGATGCTTAAAAACTGATACTATATCACCATTCTTTAAAGCATATCCAATACAATTATCAATGGTTAGATAAAGTTGCATTTCAGCATATTCCTCTAGTGAATAGATATGTACTGCTGCTCCATATTTAAGCAGACGTTTAGCTGCTGTAATCGCTTTATGAAATTGTTCTGGTGTGACTTGATTAAACATTTATTTGCTCCTTGCAACTATGCACAGCAGCATTGTAGCCACTGAATAGCAGACAAAAACACCGCCCATTGCGATATGTCCTTTCTTAAATTCTACAATAGCTGCACATAAATTTAATACAGCTAAAATAATCATGAAAATATTCATGTTCTTATACATATTTATCAAGAATTTTAGGATGACTATCAATTTCAATAATATACTTAGAAAAAGTTTTCAATGCCCAATCTAAATTATCTTGAGTAATCCATGTTGATAAAAATAGCTTATCCCAACATAAATCTCGCCGTATTAAAATATGCCCCGCCATAGCAAATTCTACCTCTTCTTTAGCGTTTTGTCTAAGAATTTCAGCAAGTAAATCATGGCTTTGCCAATTAATAACAGTATTGTCTAGTTTTACATTGTGAAGATCAGCATTGTAAAGATTAGCATTGTGAAGATCAGCATTGTAAAGATCAGCATTGTAAAGATTAGCATAGCTAAGATCAGCATTGTAAAGATCAGCATAGCTAAGATCAGCATTGCAAAGATTAGCATTGCGAAGATCAGCATTGTAAAGATAAGCATAGCTAAGATCAGCATTGTAAAGATTAGCATAGCG